TCAGCCAGCACGCAAAATAAAGGTATAACCTGCGAGCATGACGCCACCAATTCCGCCTAACGCCATAAACAGGAACAGGGCGATGACCCCAATTTTAGCTATGCGCATAATGCACTCCTTATGTTAACGAAAGGATTGTACAGTAAAGCGCATTTGTTAACGAATCATTAAATGCCGAGTGGGAAAATATCATGGCCTTGTTCCTGCCAACTGGTGAGTTGCTGCTGTTGGGCGGAGGTTCGATTATCACCGCACCATACCAGCAATGTACGGCCTTCGAACAGTTCAGGGCGTAGTTGATTGAGCGAGTGGGCGAGGACATCAATGCGCCATCCTTGTTGACTGGCAATCCAGCCCTCCAGCCACAGACGAGTGGTATCCTGAATATTCCAGCCAACCACCAGTGCATCTTTACCCTGTTTTTTGCGCGCCGAAGCCAGGCAAATAGAGATGTAGTTGATCAGTACGCCGTCGAGGATCGCCAGCAGCGCCTGGAGAGTCGGTTGTTGGCACTGAAGCCGTCGGCGCAGAGGAATAAACAGATGTGTGGTGAGTGTCTGGGCGGGGTAATCCTGACCGCGCTCTTTGATCCACGTTCGCAGGCTATGCAGATTGCCGCTTTGCAGGTAAGTCAGTAATGTTTCTTGCTGATCGCGCCAGCCGTTCTGCACATCAACATTTTCATTACTGAGCAGCATTTTTACTTTGCTGACCTGCACGCCGTTGTCGATCCAGCGTTTGATCTCGCGGATCCGGTCAATATCGGCATCGTTGAACAGCCGATGACCGCCGTCTGTCCGTTGCGGTTTCAGCAATCCGTAACGCCTCTGCCACGCGCGTAACGTGACAGGGATTAAGGGTAAACTAATTGATTTTGCAAGTTTTTATTTTACCCAGCTTTCTTATGGGGCATACATGGGACACTTTCAGATAGTCTTTTGTTAAGGAGTTCTATCTGTTCGTGATTGTTGTCTTTCATCCATGCTCCGTAAACATTGAATACCATTTGTGCGTTTGTGTGGCCCATCTGGCTTGCGATAAAACTAGGATTAGCTCCTGCGGCAAGTGACCAGCATGCATAAGTATGCCTGGATTGGTACGATTTTCTGTGTCTCAGACCTGCGCGTTTTAAGATACTTGTCCATGACTCCCTGATGGAGTCAACCTTGTAGTGAGGTCCGGACAACTGCTGCTGTTTTGTTACCTGAGGACTAAAAACAAAAGTGCATTTATGCACAGCAGTTCTCCCATATTCCCTCTGCTTCACCTCTACAGAATGTTGCTTTCCAAGCATGGTCATTTCCGCCTGGCTTTTAAGAGCATCAATAGCTGGTTGAACCAGATGAATTGTCCTTCCGGTGCCTGCATCGGTTTTTGGTGGAGTGAATTCGCCAAGTTTTGTATAATTTCTACGGATGGTTATAGTCCTTGCTTTAAGGTCTATATCTTCCTATGCCAGCGATACCAACTCCCCGTGACGAATACCCGTGTATACAGCGAGAATCCACAGGTTTTTTGTTTGTTGATGACGGCAAGCCTCAATAAAACGAATAAATTCGTCACGGGTGAGAGGATCTGGTTTTACCTTGGACTTTTTTAAGGGAGCCAGACCGTTAAATGGGTTTCCTGAGGTATAACCATTATCTGTTGCAAATTGAAACATTCCAGCTATGGTTGTCATATAGTAGTTTACCGTGACCACTGAGCGCCCTTTTATGGAAGAAGTCTTTCCATTAGAAAGCTTTTGGTAACCGGTCAACAAATCTCTCCTTACGAAAAGTAAATCCTCTTTTGTTATGGATGAAACCAGTTTTTTTTCACCTAACATTGGTAACATGTTTTTAATTACTGATTGGTAACGGTTAAGTGCATTCGCACAAATCTCAATTTTCTTAAGGTCCAACCATTTTTCCGAAAGTGCCTTAACGGTTATCTCTCTTTTTCCCAGACCAAAGTGTTTCAGGTTAGGGGAATTAGGGAACTGCGCGGCGTAGTCGAAACTCCCCATTCTGATTGCAAAACAAACGGAAGTGCGAAGTTCACCAGCGATCTTCCGGTTTTTGGCTGTGTCAGGAACACCGAGGTTTTCTCTGACACGTTTGCCATTATAGTGAAACCATATACGGAGTGATCCTCCATGGTTTTCAACGCCTGTCGGGTATGATGCGTTACTCATTAAACCTCCCAGACGTCCAGGAGCATTAACAGGTTAACCGGAACTTGCATTTTTGGCACCTGGTTGTTTCTGGTTTTCGATCCATCGCATAATTTCTTCGATGTTGTACAGGCATTCACTGTAGTGCCCCGGATCAACTTCTACAGCGTAATGGCGGTATTCTTTTCCCTGCATCCATGACTTTCTTCTTGCCCGCTCAATGGTGCCAGGCTTTAGCCCTGTTGATGCAATGAGGACTCTCTCCGTACACCATTTGCTGGGGGTTATCTGATAGATGATTGTCTGCATGCCAACCTCATAAAATTTTCATCCACGGCAGTGGCACCACACGTCAAACATTCGCTTCACAACTTCACGACAGTAGAAACCGTCAACATCTCGCGTCAGATCATAGCGATTGCTGTAACGCTGGTGGACCCATCGTTCAAATGCTTTATTCATTGTTTACTTCCTTTTCATGGCCCGTAATTTTTTCAGATGAGCTTCCTGCTCTGTTTCTGCCAGAATTTGTCGGTATTCTTGGTGATCAATCCGTTCAAACAGTTCATTGAAATCGTTTATTTTTACTGACTGTGTTCGCCCATCCATTCTTCTGTACAACACAGTGTTGTTTATGCAGCGAACAATTTTTATCGGGTAGCCAGCACTATCGGTGTATATCTGCCCGCGTTGAATCAAAGCGAACATGTGGTTATCCCCATCGACAAATCGAGTACACAACAAACGCTACTGCGAATACCATCCCCAGAGTTACGATTGCATCAGGCCAGCTCATTGATTCACCTCCTGCGGCGGTTCTGGCAGCGGCATCCAGTGGGTTACTTTCGATGCCGGTTCTTCCCCATTGTCAGTAACTGCCCACCATTTGTTTCTCGAACAATCGTAATACCCTTCGAAGGTATCGCACTCAGTCCAGCCGTAAGACTTACCCCAACACCAAACATACTGTTTATCGTTCGGCATTCGCTCACTACAGCTTATCCAACCATCCGGAGTTACCGGAAGCGAGAACGGCAGCACATCTCTGTGAACAAGTTTTTGCTGTGACAGGTTATCCAGAACTTTCTGTACTGCTGCATCACCGAATACACCAAGCGCATCTGCCATAACTCCTACAACCTGATAAGCCTCAGCTCGTACCGTGGATAAACCATCCGGAATTACCGGAGAGTTGCCGGTTCTTTAATGTGCAAGCGAGGCTCACCATCTTTTGGTTCAGGCCACTGGCGCTCCATGTTGATCTTCAATTTATCTTCCATAGCAGCGGTAATTTCAGCATCGCTGATGCCAGAACGGCGCTGTGCATCCCACAACAGGAAATGCATATCAGCCCACTCGCTGAGATCGTCTGGTTCGGCTGCGGCTTCCAGAGCCTCTTTTGAGAGGTGTTTCAGTGGACCAATGGGGCCAACGCAGCCAAATGTGGAGTCAGACCATTTGGCATGCTCGTGGCGAATCAGTTCGCGTTCCAGTGATGCCAGTGCAATTCGTGCCAGTTCCATTTGTTCGCCACGAGTAAGCCCGTTTTCAAGCGGATTTTTAATGAACAATTCAATACGTTCTTTGGTAATAGTGGTCATGTGTTAATCCTTAAAACTTTATGCCCTGGCGCAAAAGCACGTGTTTTGTCTTTGCTTATTCGCCACCCGTCTTTACGGTCCTCTTTTGCACAACCAGACCATGACGTACCGATATACTCACCGAAGTCTGGCACTGGATATACACCTTCCGTACACTGGCGGCAGTCACAATAGAGATGCATGGTGTAACTTGCGGCAATAGACATATCAGGCTCCTTTAGTGCGCAAGTGTTTTTTCCAGCGGTTTTGCGCCGCGCTGCGCTTATCTTTGATTCCCTCTCTGGCAATTCCAGAATATAAGTACAACACCACACGGCGATTGCTAACTCTCAACCACTGGCTGGGATAGCAACGTCTGTATACACGGGAAATAAGCATCTTTGCTTTACGGTTTTTCATCTTACTGCGTACCCTTTCTTCCGCCTGTTCTGTGACGCGCTGGGCTTTTTGCAACAGCTGTGCCCCATCACCCCGCAACACCCCGTCAACCTCACTCGTCTGTTACTAATCCTCAACCAGCGCCAGACCCCAACACCGTTTCTGCGAGCTAACAGAATTTTTGCCTTACGGTTTTTCATCGTTTTGCTCTCCTGCGTTTCTTTACTTCGCGTCGTGCAGCCGCAATACCGGTATGGCGGCGCTTTGGTGCCGGGATGATGTTGTCAGCCATCAGTACATGCGGCTTTGCAATTAGCGCAGAAGCCCAAAAACGAGTCGGGTATGGTAATAAACCGATAAACGCGACACGCATTACGCACCTCCTTTGATGCGAATGCCTGCGGCGCGTGGCACATTAACTTCCACGATGCGCACTGTTGGTTTGTACATCTCAATCGCTGTCAGCCAGTCAGCTCCTGTCATGCGCTTTTCCGCATCGCCATTAGTCCACTTAACCGGTACACCAATAGACTTCATCGCGATTTCTATTTCCCCGGCGATGGCGCTTTTTCCGCAACCAGTAAAACCAGATACAACGACAAGAACTTCGCCTTTGGCTGGTTTTATTTCCCGTGCTTCCTGCCCTGATTTGCGCAGCAAAACAGCGTACTTTAATGCGTCCTGGGCTTTCTGAAATTTCAGTGCATAGTCAGTGGCGATTTTCTCCAGTTCAGCAATACGCTTACTCCCATCCGAGATAACACCTTCGTAATACTCACGCTGCTCGTTGAGTTTTGATTTTGTCTCCTCAAGCTCAACTCTCAGCTTCCCAACCGTAAGCGCAATATCCTCGTTCTCCTGGTCGCGGCGTTTGATGTATTGCTGGTTTCTTTCCCGTTCATCCAGTAGCGCCAGTACGGTAGCTGGGTTAGCATCTGCTATAAATTCAGCGTTTGCATAAGCCTGAGCATCTGATTCAATCAGGCAGTTAACATGACATTCGGCAATCACGCCACCGGGTTCTCCTTTCCATTTTTGACAAACAAAAACTCCTGTTAAATTGCCGTGCTGGTTAACAGATGTATGCCCTACGATGTAGCTTCCTTTAGTTGCTTTCTCTGCCTTTTCACGCAGTTCCTGATAGTTAATTTCGCTCAC